CTTCTGTATTTTACTTTGGTTCTTCTGTATTTAACTTTGGCTCTTCTGTATTAAATGTAATTAAATAATCGCTATTATTTAATTGCATTTTTTCATATTTAAATGTTTTTATTTCTAAATCAATATGTGAAAATAGAGCAAGTTCTCTATTATCAACTATTAAAGAAAACATATTAATCAAAAAAAATATAATATATTGTACATTAGTTAATTATTTAAATGAAATATTAATTTTGACTAAACACTAATTACCTAATTTTGCCATAATTAATTACCTAATCCCGCCGCAGTTAATTACCTAATCCCACTACAATTAATTACCCAATTTTGCCGCAATAATTTCTCTAATTGCAACAACAAGGTCATTTGATGACACAGTACGATTTTGTCCATCAACCAAAACAACATATGACTCTTTATAGTTAATTAAAACCAGGTAATATCCATTGGGCTGTTTATACACAGTGTAGTCCGTGCCATCAATATTTGCGCGCACGAGCGTAGGACTCGCAAATTGCGCATCAGGAGTAAATTCAACCCATTCAATGGCAACTTTTAGTTCTTCTTGATCAGACATTTTGAAGGGTCTGCTTTATGTTTTCTAATATAATAAAAATATTCAAATATTATAATATATAAACATTGCAGATATTTGAATATTTTTATTATATTAAACACATTACGGTGGCATGTTAAAGAATTACAAACTTATGACTAAGGACCACAAATCTGGCGCAAGTACAATAATTGTGACCATTGCTCATTTGAGGGCGATCTATGATATGATTCGCATTGTTGATGGCCATGGTCGATATAGGGTGCGATATAGATTATTTAATAGTTTTCCTAGCACAGTACGGCAATATACATTTTGGCAAATCAACAGGTCTTGCCATATTCCAACCAAAAGATTGCCAAAAATTACAAATAGAAAGGCTCTTAACTGTGGTCTCTGTTTTTATGGAGATTCTGGACATGGTTATCGATTTTGTATTGGATTTTGCGGCAATGCGGCATGCGTGCGAGTAATTGAAAGAACATCACTTCAAAAAATTTGCCGCCTAGTATTAAATTATATTCGCAAATTTAGAATTCAAAAAATAAAAATAGCAATTAACACAATTAGATGTTATAAACGCATGACATATGCACAGGCTCGTGGCATTGTCTCATTTCTTACGCCGACAAATATTAATAAATTAATAAATGGGAAAAAAATAATGTAATTGCATTTTTTTTTGAAAATTTATGTCTTAAAATGCATAATTGAGTGTAAATGTGCAAACCGGTCTGAGTAGGGAGGCTCATCAAATGAAATTGAGTTTATCAAATGAAATTGAGTTTATCAAATGAAATTGAGTTTATCAAATGAAATTGAGTTTATCAAATGAAATTGAGTTCATCAAATTAAATTGAGTGTGAGCGCGCAAAATTGTCTAGGTGTGGGCGCACCGAATTAAATTGGAACGCCATAACCATTTGATTATCGCCTTCTTGGGTAAATTGCTCAGCAAATTTAGCCACAGTTTCAGCAAATGGAGCCTTCCTAACCATTGCATGAAATGCTGGCATATTTTTAGCCTTCAATCTGGAAACGTATTCGCTGTAAATATCAGCAACCTGTTCCACTTGATTCAAGATTAATGCTTCGGCCAAATTACTAATATTGTCAGCGTTTTTGGCAACACAGTCTACAATATATGGAAGCCTCTTCTCAACTTGGCCTCTAAATGTTCTGGTCTCCAATTCCCAGATCTCATATAGGCCATCTGAAGAAATTAGAACAATGTCGCCATCCTTGAGTTCAAGCTCATAAATGTCTGGCTCTCTAGATAGGCCATATTCATGGTCCCAATCACCAACCGCTCGAGTAGTCATAAGTTTGTTATCAGAATTTACAGGTGAAACCATATATGGCCATTCAATTCTAATTCTTTTTGCCGTCAACCTTTCCTTCTCAACCACATTATCAACATCATGGTCCGCAGTTTTGAATACGATGTCGTATTTTCCATCAATGGGCCTAATCACAATTGTAGGAGAGTCTCCTAGTATTGCAACATACATTACATTGCCAAATACAATTGTGATATTAAGGGTTGTACCACCGTGGACTCCAGATAATTGCTTTATTGCCTCTAGGTGAAGACTGCGCACAAGGTCTGCCAAGTATTCCTTGATATTGGTATCCCTGGAGATTGGATTTTTGCGAATAAATCTTCTAGCATATGAGGCGCATAATTCTGAAAACTCTGGAGTTCCACCATGCCCATCAAAAATACCAAAAAACTTACATGGCACACCATCCTTTGATGTTATCGCCAACAATAGGCTTCTGTCTTCGGTATATGAATGACCTCTGATTACTGCCTCATCGGAGGTAGCGTCGCCAGGCTCATCAATTGCGCGATACTGTTTTGTTGTTGGATTATAGGCATAAAGACAAGTCTCTCCAGCATTGTATTCTTGTGGGGGCTTCATTTCTTTTACTACGGGGCTCTTTGCTCTAACGCCAGATAATCCAGTGTATCCAGCTTTAGCAAACACACTTATATTATGTGCATTTAACCAATCACCAAATGCCAGTGGGGCCAGTGAGCGTTCTCCGACCATAGTCTCACCATCGGAGATAGATCTCATTATTGGAATTTTTAGCTCAGATTGCACAATTGCAACATCCATTTCAGCCTCAGATTGCATAATTGCAACATTCATTTCAGTCTCAGTATGTGTGGTATTCATATCTTCTAAATTGCCGCTTGTTTTATTAACATATAATAATATTCAAATATAAAATTATAAATATATAATATCAAAATATACAATGCCAAAAATAAGCAAATATAAAATTAAATCTTCTAATATAGCAAAAGATTCAATTCTTTGTTATAAGTTAATAAATAAATTTATGCATAAAAAAATTGTAAATTCTAAATTTTCAAAGTTATGGCTTAAAAAATTAAAACAATTAAAAAAAAAAGATTATAATATTCTTAATCGGACAAATAAAAGTAATGGAATCAAAATGCAATATAATATAATTTCAATAAAAAAAAATACATCTTTTCAATTGCATATACATCCAACTATTGAATTAATTTATATAATTAAAGGAGTTTTATATGAAGACCGGTTTAATAAAATAATTTCAAAAAAGAAAATACAATATATAAAAAATAAAAAAGATTTGTCTAAGGGCAAATTTATTACCAAAAGCCATAAAAAAGGAAAATTTCTTTTAAATGATATTGGGTCAGTACATAATTCATATACTAAAGGCTCTGATACTATTATATTTGTATTATGGGGTGGAAAACATCATATTATTAAATAATTATTAAATAATATAATAAATATATATAAAAATTATCCATTTTTTTTATTTTTTTTTTGCAAGTTTTGCAAATATGAAATTTACAGAATACTTTTGGAATTTTTTATTGAATAAAAAAATATATAAAGTATTTGGCCTTCCAGGTGGGGCGACTGATTATATATTAAGCACGATCCCTAAAGAAATAGAATGGATTAATACTGGACATGAATTGCAAGATGGATTTGTTGCACAAATTTATGGAAATTATACAAATAGTGTTGGTATATTGATTGTAACAACAGGTCCTGGAATTGCAACTGCTATATCAGCACTCAAAAATGCAGATTCAGAAGCAAATCCATTAGTTATTATTTCCACTTATGAAAAATCACATATTGATAATTTTCAATATTGGGATATTTTATCAATTTCTAAAAAAATTACTAAATACACATTTTATATTAAATCGCATAAAGATATTCATCTTATAGAAAAAGCATATAATGTTGCAAAAAAATATACAACAGGAGTATTATTATTAATTAATGATAGTATTTTTGAAAAAAAAATAAAAAGTATTACTAAACAATTAACTACTCAACAATCTGGAGCAAATAGTATTATTAGTAAATTGACAAATTCTCTTTCAAATAAAAATGTATTAATTATTTTAGGAAAGGGAAAATTTTATAATTATAAATCAGTTATACAATTTATTAAAAGAAATCACTTGCCATATATTACAACTTGGAAAGGAAGATTTATAATTCCAAATACATTATATTGTGGTCGCATTGGAACACTAGGAAATCATTCTGCAAATTATGCAATATATCATTCGACTCATATATTAATTATTGGTGATGTATCAAGCTCATTAGTAAGTAATTTTTATGCGGATAAATTTTCAGTTATATTAACAAAAGGCAAAAAAATAATTACATTGACACATCGAAAAGAAATCGCTATAAAAAATTCAGAAATTTTTGAATTAGAATTTTTTGAAACAGTATTAGACCAATTGCATTTTTCTGTGCCGGAAAAATGGAAACAATTTTTAGCAAATTCAAATTCTCATCTATTAACAGAATTACCAGCAATTTCTGAATTGGAAAAGTATGCATTAGTTGCTGCAAAAATATATAAAAAACATAATTTAGATATCCCAGTCACAACCGGAGTTGGAAATCATTGGTATGGTATTGGCAAATATATGGAATCAAATAATTTTGAAAGCTCAACAAATTGGGCATCCATTGGGGTATCATTTGCAAATGCAATTGGCTTATATTATGCAACAAGACAACATGTGTGGGCATTTGAAGGTGATGGAGGAACTATATTTTCACTAAATGTATTAATGTATATTATAAATAATGACTTGCCTATGACAATTACTATTTACATAAATAATTTATATTCTGCAGTAAGTTCCAGTTTTGTTATGAAAAATATGACATCAAATGAAACAAATACAGTTCCAAATATACCATGGTTAAAAATGTTGCCAAATTGTCATATCTTTAGGTCTAGGTCTGAATATGAACAATATTTAAATAATACACCAATTTCAACAAATTTAAGATTTATTATTATAATGTTAGGAAATAAAATAAGTGATAGTCACATATATGAGATTGACCTTAATAGCAAATATAAAAATAATTTAAAAACAAGCAATTTTAAAGAAATATTAAATTCTAAATTATTAATAAAATCTGAAAAAAATTAAAAATATAAAAATATAAAAGAATAATGGCAAAATTATTTCCATTTGATTTAGAATCCGAAGAATTAGATCAGTTAATTAATTCATTTGATGAAAATGAAAAATTATTTTTTCTTTCTGTAATTAAAACTTTTATAGGGGCAAAAAAGATACCAAAAATTGCTCTAGTTGAGTGGGATTTTAATATATTGTCCACCACATTAAAAAAAAATATATCAAAAAATATTTATCAATGGTATGATGAGGGAACTACTTGTGGTGATAGCACAATAGCAGCAGTAACTGCATTTACTAAATATAGATTACAACCAAATTATCTATTAGAAGATAAAAAATTCAATTATTCAAAAACATTAACATTTCAATCGGGTGCATTGGGGACAACAACTGTACAAGTAAATACACCAATCTTTGTTTGCCCATATGGGGCGGCAAGCTTATATGGTGGATATTCAGATGAAATACAATGTGCAATTGGGGCCAAAAATGCAAATGTTGTTTATTCAATACCAGCGCTTACTAAATACAATACAGAAGAATTTGCCACACAATTACAAAATTTGCCATATATGTATCAAATATATTTAACCGGAGATGATGATATAAATACATCTTTGATAGAAAGGGCAAAACAATCGGGCGTATTTGCAATTATGGTTACTATAGATGCAGGGGCCGCACATGGAGGCATCCCAATGATTTCTACTGGAAGCGATATTACATTTTCGGCCAATTTTGCTGGCAATGTGCTATCCGACCCAGTATTTAATATAAAATGCTATAATACAATAGGAGTAGTTTCCACAACTGATCGAGCAATATTAAATTTACTATCTATTCATTTACAAACATTAAATCCTAATAATCCAATAAGTATAGAACAATTGCTTTCTGTATATAATAAGAAAAAAGCGTTTCAATTTGCCAGAAAAGTACAAATATCTGGAATGTCAAAGCAGAATTGTGGTATAGTTGAAACTGGGCCTAATTATATACACTCATTAAAACATATTGCAAATATTTGCCATTCTAAAGAATCAGTGTCTAAATATATTAAATATAATATAACAAAGGGGGTCCCAATTATTGCAAAGGGTATATTATCAGTACACAGTGCAAAGGCCGCAATTGGGTGTGATGTTGATTGTGTATATGTATCAAACCATGGAGGGAGATTTTTATCAAATAGCATTGCCCCAATAGATGCATTGCCGCGCATAGTTACAGAAGTAAAAAAAATAAATAAAAATATTGGTGTTTGGTTTGATGGGGGAATTCGATGTGCTGGAGATATATTAACTGCATATGCAAATGGGGCTGATTTTGTTGGCATTGGCAGACCAGTTATATATTCATGTGTGTTATATGGGTGCGATGGAGTAGAGGCCGTATTAAAGCAGCTGCTATTCTTTTTAAAACAGCAATGTATATTATGCGGCATTAATAGTCTTGATAATTTAGACCAGTTAAAGGGAGTAATATATTCATAAGGTGAAAAATTAGTTATATATATTTTTAATCATAGTTATAAATTCATTATTATGGTAATATGCATATTCTTGATGATTTTTATAATAGTCATCTTTAATAAAATCTACTGCATTTTTTGATTGTAATGGTATATAATTTGAATTCTGATTATCAATCATTGATTTTACTACTTTTTTATGTAATTCTTTTTTAGTATCATTGGATAAATTCAATAAATTGAATTTTCCGTAATTAAAATCCAAGTATCATTTCCATTATATAATTTATACATGTTTCTTGTTATTTGTTTTATATTTTTATATTCTGGTCTTGAAAAATGCCTAGATAGTATATCAATAAATCCTCTACTAGCCAATGGAATATCTCTTTTTCTATTATTAGCTATAATTTTTCTGAGTTTTGCATCTTTACACCTTTGAGAAAAATTTAATCCACTCTGTTGCTTTGGAGATTTTAAATGACCATAATTAAAAATTTTAGAAAAATTATATAATGCAGAATCTGTATCATTTAAAGATTCTACAATATCATTAAAATTTATTAAAGCATCATGAAATGGAATAATATTTATTTGAATATTATTAGTTATACTATTATCTATATTATTTGTAGTACTATTATCAATATTATTTGTAGTACTATTATCATTATTATTTATGGTTGTACTATTTAATATTTTATTTTCATTTTTTATTTTTTTTATTTCATCATTTGCTTCATTT